CGATGCGGCAACGCTCGATTACTATCGCTCGGGCTCGGTCCCCGATTCCTTCGCGACCTAGCCGAAGGAGTGGAGGGTCGACCAGATAAGACAGTTCCAGGACTATTTCGACGCGCTGATGTCAGGCAATCTCGAGCGCCGCCGCATGGTCGAGTTCATGCCGGCCGATTTCAAGCTGACCGAGAGTTGCCGGCCCTAACCGTACGCAAATCCAACCGGCCCCTCGCCGCCTGACCTGCGACTTCACTCGCGGCCCCGGCCCGCCCCCTACCCTACCCCACCCCACGGAGATCCCCATGTTCGTCTTTGGCTCCGGCGTGCTGATCGGCACGCCGCAAGGCGGGACGCCGATCAATTTCGGCCTCGCGCAGGAAATCTCGCTCAACATCGCTTCAACCACCAAGGCGCTCTACGGTCAGAGCAACTTTCCGGTGGCGATCGGCTCCGGCACGCGCAAGATGACCGGGAAGGCCAAGCTCGCGCGCATTTCGGGCCAGGCGCTCGGCAATCTTTTCTTCGGCGTCTCCCCCAGCACGGGCGGCACGCAGACGCAGTTCGGCGAGACGACGAGCGTTCCCGCGTCCTCGCCCTACACTTATTCGACCAGCTTCCACACGACATTCGTCACGGATCAGGGCGTCGTCTACGCCTCCAGCGCGCTGCCGCTGAAGCAGGTGGCGTCAGGCCCCGCGACCGGACAATATTCGGTCGCGGCGGGCGTCTACACCTTCGCCGCCGGGGACGCGGGCGCGGCGGTGCTGATCTCTTATACCTACACCGTCTCGGGGAGCGGGGAAAACATTGCAGTTTCCTCGACCCTGATAGGACCGACAATCACGTTCTCGGCCAATCTGTTCGCGTCCGATCCGACGACCGGGAAGCAATTCTCGATGCTGCTCTACAACTGCGTCGCCGAGAAACTCGCGTTCGGCACCAAGCTCGAGGATTTCATGGTGCCGGAACTCGATTTCCAATGTTTCGCCAATGCGGCGGGTCAGGTCTGTCAGCTCAACTTCGGAGACGCGGCGTGAGCGAGGAGACTTTTCCGATCTCGCTCGCGGGGCGCCTGTGGGCGCTGCCGCATCTGCCCTTCCGCGCGATCAAAGCCATCCAGCCGGCGTTGTTCCAGGTCTATGCCCAGGCCGGCGGGGAGGCGATCACGACCCAGAGCGTCGCCGCGCTCGGCGAGGTTCAGATCGAGCGCCTCGCCGAAGCGACCTGGCGCGCGATCGCGCATGTCGATCCGGCGCTGAGCTATGAAGACTTCCTGAATCTGCCGTTTTCGGTCGGCGATCTTATTCAGGCCTTCCCTTCCGTCGCCAAGGCGGCGGGGTTGCGCGCCAAAGCGCCCGACGCGACGCCGGAGGCGTCGCCCACGCCGGGAAAATAGATTTCGACGCGCTGATCGCTCATGTCGTGGCCAATACCGGCTGGACCTGGGATCAGGCGCTCGACGGCCTCACCGTGCCGCGCTATCTCGCGCTGCAGGCCGAATGGCGCGCCCGGCCGCCCGCGCATTGGCTGCTGGCGGGCGCCCTGAAATATCGCGCGCCGGACAGCGCCCCGGCGCCAACGCGGCAACCGACGTTCGCTGAAATGCGAGCGGCGTTTCCTAGCGGCGGCGCCTGAGCGCCGGATGAACCGCCGACGACCCGAGAAAAGGCCGCGCCATGTCCGACGCCAATGTCGCCGTCAGCTTCACGGCATCGGTCGGCGATCTCGTCTCGGGGGTCGCCGACGCCCGCGACGCGCTCGCGAGCCTCTCCGCGCCGTTCGAGCAGTTGAACGGGCAATATGCCTCGCTCGGCGCGTCGATCGGCCACGCCTTCGATCCGTCGCGGCTGAAGCCATACGATTCCGCGCTCTCCGCCTCGGCTTCGCTGGAGGCCTCGCTCGCCGCCGCCCATGCGCAAGCCGCAGCGGCGATCCGTGCTGCCGACGACGACGCCGCCGCGGATGCGATGCGCGCGGCCAAAGAGGCGATCGCCGAGGAGATCAACGCGGTCGAGGATGGCCTCAAGAAAAAGCTCGCGGCCTACGCCGCCGAGGCGCGCGGGCATCAAATCGCTCAGCAGCAGCAGGTCAGCCTGTCCCGCAGCGCCCTCGACGAGGAATATGCCGCCGAACTCGCACTGCTGCAAAGGGAGACCGCGCTCGGCGGACAAAAGCTCGCGCAGGCGCAGCAAGTGCAAGAACAGATACTCGACGCCGAGCGCCAGCATCAGGACCAGTCGAACCAGATCACGCGACAGGCGCTCGAAGAGCAAAAACGTGAATACGAATCCTTCGGCAGTACGGTCACCGGCGCCTTCGACTCGCAGCTTCGCGGGCTGCTCTCGGGCACGGAGAGCTGGCATACAGCCTTCAAGAACGTGCTCGAAGACCTCCTGGTCAAGTTCATCGAATATTGCGAGCGCAACGTCGTGCAATACGTCGCGATGGAGGCGACCAAGACTGCGGCGACGACGTCTGGAGTCGCCGCCCGCACCGGCGCCGAACAAGCCGGCGCCGCGGCGTCGCTCGCTGCGCAAGGCGCCTCGATGGTCCGCTCGATCCTGTCGTCGGCGGCCGAGGCCTTCGCCGGGGTCTTCGGCTTCCTCGCGCCGATCATGGGACCCCTCGCGGCGGGGCCAGCGACCGCCGCCTACGGCGCCGTGGCTGGAATGGCCGGCGCGGTCGCGTCCGCCGACATCGGCATGTGGAGCGTGCCGGAGGATATGCTGACGCTCGTTCACCACAACGAATTGGTCATGCCGGCGGCTCAGGCCGGCGCCTTTCGCGACATGCTCGGGGGCGACGCGTCGCAAGGCGGCTCGTCGCGAGCGACGGTGAATGTTCACCCCACCACCAACTTCCACGTCTCCGCCGTGGATTCCGGTTCGGTCGCGCAATGGATGAAGGCGAACAGCTCGACAATGATGAAGGCGATCGACGAGGCGGTTCGGCATGGCGCGCATTTGGGGACACGGCGGCTGTCTCAGTCGTGAGGAGTTCGCATGGGCTTCATCGGCGGCGTACACCTGCTCCCATCGACCGGCGAGTTCACGTATGACACAGTCGCGTACGAGGGCGCCCGGGTCGGGGCGAGCCTCTCGCCGATCAACACTTTCTTCGCGCCCGGCGGCGCGAAAACCGACTATTCCTATTCGATCGACCAGTTGCAGGCCGCGCACCCCGAATGCACGACGGTCTCGATCGTCTGCGCCTGGTTTTGCGACGGACTGACGCCGGGGTCGAACCATCTCTACCCGTCGACGACCTATATCGACGGGGCGTTTCAGCCGAGCGCCGGCGGAGCTGACGAATGGCGCTGCTCGTCGCTGAACCAGCTTTCGGCCGGGCTGATCCCTATCCCGCAGAGCGGCGGCTCGTTCATCTACGGCGGCACGCCGAGCGACCAGAGTATCGTCCGCTGCATCCGCGATCTGAAATCACGCGGCTTCAAGGTCGTGTTCTACCCCTTCATCTTGATGACGAGCGCTGGCGAGCCCTGGCGCGGGCGGATGACCTATTCGCCCGACGTCTCCTCGGCGGCGACCGCGGCGGTGAACGCCTTCCTCGGCTCGGCGACGACGGGCGACTTCACGCCCGACGACGTCAACCTAACGGTCGCCTACTCAGGATCGCCGACCGATTACACCTATCGGCGGATGATCCTGCATTATGCATGGCTGATCACGATCGCCGGCGGCATCGACCTGTTCGTGATCGGCTCGGAATTGCGCGGCCTAGAGACGATCCGGGGACCGGCCTGGACCAAGGCGGGTCAGGTCGACAGTTCGGGCCGAGCCGTGTGGGATTACCCATTCGTCGCCGGGCTCCAGGCGCTGGCGAACGACATCCGCTCGGTGCTCGATTCGCAGGGCTTGACCAAGAACCTCTCGACGCTCGAAAACCTGATCGCGTATTCCGCCGACTGGTCGGACTGGATGGGTTTTCAGCATCCCGGGGAAAATGGACAATGGCCGCATCTGGATCAACTCTGGGCAACGAGCAACATCGACCTGGTGAGCTTCGACAATTACCTGCCGCTGTCCGACTGGACGACCGGGGAACAGGGTCTCGATCAGCTCAATTGGTTGACGGCGGCGCCCTCCGGCTCTTGGCCGCCCTCGACATCTACGATGAGCGGCCTGGGCCTGACTGGGTCTCCTACCATCTATTCGATCCCTTACCTTCAGACCAACATCGAAGGCGGTCAATACTTTAGCTGGTACTATAACGACGGGACCAACGGCGGCCCGGCGCTCGACCCGAACGGCTCCGCCGAGATCGTCTCGCAGCCGCAGGGCGACCGCGCCGCGCAGGCGCGCAACCGGTATTATCCAAATCAGCAGATCCTAGCCAACAAGCAATTGCGCTGGTGGTGGAACAACCTGCACTACCCGGTCTATGACGACGGCGACGGCTCGGGCTTCGCGCCGCACGGCCCGCAGACCGAATGGACCCCGAATTCGAAGCCGATCATCTTTCTCGAATACGGCTTCCCCGCCTGCGACAAGGGGACGAACCAGCCGAACGTGTTCTATTCGCCGGCCTCGGTCGAGAGCTTCACGCCATTCTGGTCAGCCTGGCGGGGCGATTCCGTCTCAGGCTATCTCCCGGTCCGCGACGATACGATTGCGCTGCTGGCGCTGCAAGCCGTTTACGAATACTGGCTCGCCGGTTCGAACAACGAGATGGTCGGCGGCGTCGCCATGCTCGTGCCGACATTCTGCTGCGCATGGAACTGGGATGCGCGCCCGTTCCCCGTCTTCCCGATCCTGAACAGCGTTTGGGGCGACGCGGGCGACTGGGCGGCCGGCAACTGGCTCGACGGCCGGGGTCCCGCACTGCCTCCCACGGCGCCCTCGCCGCCGCCTAGCCCGGGAACCTATTCCACCTTCCCGACGCTTGCGACGCTCGGCTGGTCGGTGCACATCAAGCCGAAGTTCTCGACCGACGTCGTCCCGCACGTTTCCGGCCGTGAGGTCCGGCGCGCTGCCTATGCCGGCGTCTACTATGACGTCGAACTGACGTACGAGGTGCTGCGCTCGGCCGCCGCTTACGAAGAGATGCAGGCGATCGCCGGCTTCTTCGGCGAGGCAGCCGGGCAGGGAACGCCGTTCTGGTTCGCGCCTCCCGGGCTCGCCGCGGTCGCTGGCGGCGTTCTCGGGACGGGCGATGGCGAAACCACCGTCTTCGCGCTGAGCCGCTCCTGGGGCAGCTACAGCGAGCCGGTGTACGGGACGAGCGGCCTCTCGGCGGTCTATCTCAACGGCGCCGCGCAGGGTTCCGGCTGGTCGGTCTCGTCCGGCTATGGCGCGAGCGTCACTTTCTCGACCGCGCCTGCCGCAGGCATCGCGATCACGGCCGATTTCGGCGTGCTCTGGCTCTGCCGCTTCGCCGAAGACGTCCTCGATTTCGAAGAGTTCATGGCGATGCTGTTCGAGTTGCAGGTCGTCAAGTTGCAGACAGTGAAGCCGTGATGGAAATCTCCGAACTGCCCTGCGCCAAATGCGGCGTCGCCATCAAGCTTCAATAGGACAACGGCCTTATTCTGCCCGACAACGTTGATTTGGTCGGGGATGAGGTCTTCATGGCGAATGTTGGGATGCGGTGACCTTAGAATTCCCGCCCGATACTTCCCGCGACACTACGCCCTTCCCGTTTTCCTAGCCTCCTGAAAGGCCCCGCCCATGTCAGTGGTAATGCAGGCCCCGTCCGGGGTCACCAGCGTCTTGATCACCGCTTCCGGAACGACATACACGACCAATACCGCGGGGCAGGTCAACGCGCAGAACAGCGACGTCCCGGCTCTGCTCGGGCTCGGCTTCAGCGCTGTCAGCGGCCCCGCACAGTTCCAGGCGAACTTCCGCAATCTGATCGACGGCGGCGACTTCACGACAAATCCGTGGCAGCGCAACATCGCGGGACTCGCCTCGCTCGGTGTGATCTCGAGCGCGATCTCGAACACGGCCACCTATTTCGCCGATCGCTTTTTCGCCGTCGGCGGCTCGTCCTCGTCGATCCTGATGGCGCAAGTCGCTGATACGTCGATCCAGGGCTTCAGCCAATCGCTCAAGCTCTCGCGCTCTTCGAGCAACGCCAACACCGCGGCTATCAACTTCGGCCAGGTGCTCGAAACCGACGATTCGATCCGCGCGCAAGGCCAACAGGTCACTTTCTCGTTTTACGCCAAGCAGGGCGCCAATTATTCCGGCGGCGCGCTCAGCGTCGCAGTGATTTCCGGCGCCGGGACGAACCAAAGCGCGGCCAGCATGATCGCCGCGACATGGACCGGGCAGGCCTCGTCGGTCAGCGGCAGCCAATCGCTGTCGACGTCGATGACGCGCTACAGCTTCACCGGCAACATTCCGGCGAACGCGACACAGCTCGGCGTGCTGTTGACATGGACGCCGAGCGGCACGGCGGGAAGCGACGATTCGATCACGCTCAACGGGCTGCAGCTCGAGATAGGCTCGATGTCGGCGTTCGAGCATCGCGACGTGCAGGTCGAGCTAGAGCTCGGGCAGCGCTACGCTTGGGTCGTTCCCGAGCCTGCGGCGGGCGTCGTGGTCGGGTCCGGACTGAACACTTCGTCGTCGGCGCAGTTGGTCTATATGGCGCCGCCCGTGCAGTTCTACAAAGCCCCAACCGTCACCGTGGCCGCAGGCTCGTTCAAGACCAACCAGGCGGGAACGGCGACGGCAACCACGATCAGTCCCGGCTCGACGCATACTCCGAACGCGATTTCGATCGTCGGCACGTCAACGGGCGTCGCGGGACAAGCGACGCTGCTGCAGGGCGGCGCCGGCTCGGGATACATCCTCGCCAGTTGCGACTTCTGAGGCGCGATGACGACGCCCCCGAGTTTCCCAACCCTCGCCGGCCAGGGCTGGTCGGTCCACAAGAAACCGACATGGTCCACGATCGTCGCTTCGCATGTCTCGGGCCGCGAGGTTCGCTACGCGAACTATGAATATCCGATCTGGGAATTCGAGGTCACGTTCGGTGGGCTGATCGATCTCGCGTCGCCGCCTCCGAATTACGCCAACCTCGGCGCATCCTCGCTGCAAAGCCTGATGGGCCTCTTCCTGCAATTGCAGGGGCAGTTCGGGACGTTCCTCTATACCGATCCGACCGACAACTTGCAGACCGCGCTTCCGATGGCGCACGGCGACGGGTCGACGCGAGCTTTCACCTTCGTCCGTTGGATCGTCGACTTTGCGGAGCCTGTCGGATGGGTCACAGACGTTGCGAACGTCTATCTCAACGGCGTCAACCAAGTCTCGGGCTGGTCGCTGACGACGCCGAACAGCCTGGTTTTCGCTAGCCCGCCCGGCGCCGGCGTCGCGATAGCCGCGACCTTCACCTTCGCGTTCGTCTGCCGGTTCGACGACGACGATCTCGATTTCGAGCAGTTCATGGCGGATCTCTGGAAACTCGAAAGCCTGAAGTTCAAATCGGTGAGGACGTCGTGACGAAACAAGGGATTTCGTCGTGAAGACTGCCACGACCGCGTTGATAAACTTCCTGAACGCCGCTCGGCTGAACCCCGACGCGCCGATCGCTTTCGCCGATTGCTTCACCTTCACGCTCGCGACGGGGGTGATCCTTACCTACACCAACGTCGATCAGCCGGTGGCGTACAACGGCGCGGTGTTTTCGGCGTCGGGCCCGCTCGTCCAGGGCCTCAAATACAAAGCCTCGGTCGGGCTCGAGGTCGACAAGCAGCAGATCACGATAGCGGCGCGTCCGACCGATCTCATCAACGGCAACCCGGCGCTCAACACGATCCGCGAAGGCGCGTTCGACGGCGCGACGGTGCAGCGCGACCGCGTGTTTTTCAGCGGCGCGCTCGGCTCGAGCGTCGTCGGCGGCGTGACGCTGTTTCACGGCCGGGTCTCAACAGTCGATACGTGCGGGCGCACCTCGGCGCAACTGACGATCGCGTCCGACCTGATCGTGCTCGACTTCGACATGCCGCGGAACCTCTATTCGCCGACCTGCTTATGGACACTCTACAGCGCCGGCTGCGGCGTGATCCAGGGGACCTATTCGGTGAGCGGCGTCCTCAGTTCGGGCTCGTCCTCGGCCGTGCTCAACACCACCCTGGCCGCCGCGATCCATGCCCAAGGCAAGATCGTCATGACCTCGGGCGACAACGCCAACGTCACGGCGACGGTCAAGAGCGCCGTCCCGGGGGTTTCGCTGACCCTCGTATATCCGCTGCCCGACACCCCCGCCGCCGGCGACGGCTTCACGGTCTCCGCCGGCTGCGACCATACCCGCGCGACGTGTCAGTCGACCTTCAATAATCTTAGCAACTTCCGGGGCTTCCCGTTCGTGCCGCCGCCGCAATTGGCGTTTTGAGAAGGCTATCATGCTGCAATTCGTTTGGCTCCCGGCTTCCAAAGGTTTCGCGCTCTATACGGTCAGGAGCGGTTATGGCGCGACGAAACGGGAGCAGGGACGGTTTGGTTTTCTCGGCGTCATCGTGGGGCGCCTTGAAGTTCGGTTCCGGGCGCCATGGCGCCGAGCGCCCCGATGGCTGACGATTGCACGCCTATGACGCCTGACGAACCAGCCACCCGCGCCGCCATCGTCGCCGAGGCGCGTTCGTGGCGCGGCACGAGGTACCGTCACGCCGGCGACATCAAGCATGTCGGCGTCGACTGTTCGATGCTGATCGTGCGCGTCTTCGTCGACCTGAAACTGGTTCCGCCTTTCGACCCGCGGCCCTATAGCCCGACATGGATGCTGCACCGCAACGAAGAGGAATACTTGAAACAGGTCTTTCCTCGCGCGATCCGGATCGCCGCCGCCGATGTCGGCCCCGGCGACCTCGTGCTGTTCAAGGTCGGGCGCACCTATTCCCACGGCGGGATCGTCACGATCGCGAAGCCGCTGACGATCGTGCATGCCTATAAGCCGGCCGGGCGCGTCGTCGAGGATCAGGTCGACCGCATCGCGGCGATGGCGGCGCGGCTTTCCAGCGCGATCTACGCCAGCTATTTCGAACCGAAAGTCTGAGCGATGGGCTGGTTCGCCGCGCAAAAAGCGATATCGCCGAACTATACGACGCTGCAGCTCAACACCGCCACCAGCATCTTGCCGGTGCGGATCGTCTGGGGCACCGCCAAGGTCGGCGTCAACATTATTTGGTACGCCAATCTTCAACTGCACGAGACCGGCAGTAGCGGCAAGGGCTTTCTCGGCAGCGGGTCGGGACAGAGCTACTTCTACGGCGCCGACATGATTCTCGCGCTCTGCGAAGGCCCGATCGCCGGCGTCGGCGCGATCTGGCAGAATAACGCGCAATACACCCTCGGCGAGACGGGGGGATATGGGTCTCCGACCTGGTCGCTGTTCGACGGCACGCAGCCTCAAACGACTTGGCCCTATCTCGAGGACAACTATCCAACGCAGGCGATCTCCTATCAGGCAACCGCCTACTTCGGCATCGTCAGCGCCTATCTCGGTTCTAACGCCCAGCTCGGCAACACTACGGTCGAGGTGCAGGGCGTCCTCGCGGGCACTGCGGTCAACGGGATCGACGCCGATCCAGCGCAGGTGATCGACGATTTCCTCACCAATCCCACCTATGGCGTCGGCTTCGATCCTGCCTCGATCAATGCTTCGACGCTGTTCGGCTCCGGCGGCGACGCCAGCTTGCAGACCTATTGCCGGGCGCAAGGCATCGGCATCAGCCCGGTGCTCGAGACGGCCGAGCAAGCCTCGTCGATCCTGACCCGCTGGCTGCAACTGCTCAACTGCGCCGCGGTCTGGAGCGGGGGCGAGCTCAAATTCATCCCTTATGGCGATCAGACGATCGCCTCCGGCGACATCACGACGACGGTGCAGGTCACGGTGCCGTCGCCGGTTCCGGCGCCGACGCCGCCAACGCCGTTTCCGACCGTGAAGCTCTCGAGCCCGAGCGCCTGGGTCCACCGTGGAGCCGTGACATACGCCTTCACCGGCGAGGCGCTGACGTATGCCGGGCTGAGCCCGACCGGGGTCGGAACCTACGGCATCGATCCGCTCGGAACTTATGTTTTCTACGCCGCGGGCGACGGCAACGACATCGGCCAGGTCGTCAACATCACCTTCACCTATTCCAATCCATCGACTTACGTTCCCGACCTGACGCCGGTCTATAGCCTGACCGACCTGGATTTCGTCGACGAAAAGGGCAACAAGGACCCGGTCCAGGTCAGCCGCGTCGACCCGTTCAGCCTCGCGACCATCCAGCGCATCGAATGCCTCAGCAGAGACAACCAGTATGCCGGCGTGCCGATCGAGGCGCGCGACCAGTCACAGATCGAGCTCTACGGCCCGCGGGTCGGTTCGACCATCCAGGCGCACGAGATTTGCGACGAGGTCGTGATCGCGCCGATCGTCGTGCAGACGATCCTGCAGCGCCAGCTCTACGTCCGCGCCCATTTCACCTTCAAACTGAGCTGGGAATACGGACTGCTCGACCCTATGGACATCGTCGAGATCACCGACGCCAACCTCGGGTTGACCAATTATCCCGTCCGCATCGATACGATCGAGGAGGACGACAAAGGGCTGCTCACGATCACCGCCGAGGAGCTGACGGTGGGGGTATCGACCCCGGTCTATTATCCATCGTCCGGGCTCTCGCCGGCTTTCGTGCCGAACCAGAATATCGGCGTCTATCCGGTCACCGTGCCGCCGCTGATCTACGAACCACCGACGGCCGCCTCGGGCGGGACCCCGGTGGTCTGGGTCGGCGCATCGGGCGGCTCGGCCGGCGTCGCCGATCCCAATTGGGGCGGCGCCTACGTCTGGCTTTCGATCGACGACGTGACCTATGAGCAGGTCGCGACGCTGACGCAGCCGATCGTGCAGGGCGTGCTGACCGCGGGCCTGGCTGCGGCCTCGGGTTGGGACACGACGGATACGTGCGCCGTCAACCTGACCGAGAGCGACGGCGACCTCGACGGAACCTCTATAGCCTATGCCCAACAGGGCGGGACGCTGTCGCTGGTCGACGGCGAGTTGTTCGCGTACGAAAACGCGACGCTGACCGGCACGACTGCCTACAATCTGACTGACCTGGCGCGAGGCCTATATGGCACGACGGGCGCTTCGCATGCGTCGGGCGCCGGCTTCTATCGCATCGTGGTCGGCCAAACCGTGGCCGCCTATGACCTGCCCGCGAACTACATCGGCGTCACACTGTACCTCAAATTCCAGAGCTTCAACATCTTCGGCGCCGGCGTCGAGGATTTGTCGAGCTGCTCGGTCTACACTTACACGCCGAGCGGGTCCGGCGTGACGGACCCGATCGCGCAACAGTTGCTTTCCGGCTTCCCCGTCAATCTCGGCTCCGTAACGGCGACGCCCGCGACGGTGTTTGACAATTTCGGTTCCGTCACGGGCGCCGTGACGCAAACGATCAACCTCGGGA